TTGCAGTATCTCCAGCATTTGTAAATGTTGCAGAACCAGTTACATCTCCTGTAAGTTCTACCGTTACCGCAGAAGACAAAGCGTCAGCGTCATCAGCTGTTCCTGTCAAATCTCCGATAAAGTTAGCAGCTACAAAGTCGTAAGCTCCAACAGTCCATCTATCGTTTCCTTCGTCCCAAACTAATTCTACATTTGTACTTGTTCCTCTATTTACAAGTAAGCCAGCATTAGCAGTCGGTGCTCCAGTTTCATCTGCATTAAGTTCTAGTATTGCGTCACCGATAGTAACTGTGTTAGATTCAACTGATGTAGTACTACCTTGAACTGTTAAGTTACCTGTGATAGTTACATCACCAGTAGCACTAATAGAAGCAGCAGTTATATCATCTGAATAAAAAGTTCCATCTACTGTTAAGTTGTTTGTTATGGTGACATCATCTGGTAAACCAATTGTCAAAATCTGACCACTAGCACTAGTTTCTATTTCGTTTGCAGTTCCAGCAATAGTAAGCGATTGACTGTCTAAATCAACTGCACCGGTTCCTGTATCACCTGCAAAGCCTAATTCTTCAAGTGTAATTTGTGCTGCTACATAATCAATGATTGCGGCAGTAGTTGCAATTTGTGTATCACTATCGTTAGAGCCAATACCTTCTGCTTCAGTAACAATGACAGAGGCTTTAAATGCACCTAATTCAAAATCTTGTATAGTGTTATCGTCATAGTCAATAGTTTTGTTTGTTAAAGTTTGTGCAAGGCTATCTAGTACTACAGTTCCAGTTGCGTCTGGAAAAGTAATTGTTCTATCGGCAGTTGGGTCTGTAACTAATAAAGTAGTTTCAAAAGCGTCATCAGTAGCTCCCTCTAATGCTATAGAAGGACCACTAACTGTTAAGTTTGATGTAAGTATTGTGTTGAATTGAACATCATCAGATGTTCCTAAACCTAAAGAATCTCTTACTGTAGAGCCAGATTCAACAACCCACTCTGAACCATTACCAACAATGAAGTTTGAGTCTGTTGGGCTTAAAGCAGCTAATTGGTCTAAGTTTATATCATAGGCTTGAACATCTACACCGATTTCTAAACCTAAAGCTTGTGCGGCACCTAAAGCTGTATTAGCTCCAGTACCACCATCTGATATTGCAATAAAATCGTCAGAAAGAAATTCAGTAAACTCGACAATATCACTGCCGTTGTAATAATACCTAATTGGACTTTTAGCTGCCACTATAATGCACTTTCTGCCATATCTATTTCAAAATCTTGCGTAGTAGTTCCGTCTGATTCTCTAAGTCTGAACAAAAGACTATTATCATTTGAAGCAGGCATTGTAACTTTGTGAATAGTAGTTCCATCTGCTTCTCTACAGACAACAGCTCTCGTGCTAAAACCTACTGATGTTCCGCCACCACTTACTTCCGCACCAGATACAGTACGATTTATAAAGTGATTATTAATCGGCATTCCAGACAGTGTTCCGTCCGCTCTTCTTGTAGGTATTCTACCACTCATACTTAAAGTTCTTGGTAAGACAGCTTTTAGATTCACAGTATTAGATGATGTATCTGTAGTAATCTCTAATTTATTTCTATCTGTAGAAGTAGCTAATTCAATACTATCTGTTTGAGAACTAGATGTAATTGTACTTTGTCCAGACACTGTAATGTTAGACAAAGCATTTTGGTTTGATTCACCTACTTGTACAGACGATATAGTTATTCTGTCATTTTGTGTGTTAAAGTCTAAGTCTATTCCTTGACCAGCTACAAAAGTAAGAGTGTCATTTTGATTATCAGCTTCAATAGTACTACCACTAGCTTGACCAGCACCAGCAATAACATCCATATATTTGAATGTGTTGTGTGCTGTACTATCGCTAGCAATTGTTATATTATTACCAGAAGTTGATATATCTATACCCGAGCCAGCTACAAGAGTTAAAGTATCTTCTGTAGTATCTGCTGTTACCGTAACTTCACCAGATACTGCTATGTTACTAAAAGCATTCTGGGTGTAATCCATAGTTGCCCATGAAATATTTCCATTACCATCAGTTTGTAAGAATTGACCAACAGTACCTGTATCTCCATTTATGGACATTTTTCCAGAAAGAAAGTTTATCTTTCCGTCTGTTTCTATTTTTAAGTATTCAGTAGAATCAGCACCTAAATATACAGGATTGCTATTAGTTGTACCTATTGATAAAGCACCATCAGAAAATATAGATTTACCGTCTAAATAAAGAATGTCATTAAGAGATTCAATACTTACTATGTAATTACTTGCTTGATATCCTTCAAATGTATATGTATAAGATGGGTCAGTCGCCATCTCCAGTGTTAAATCAGAATGTGTTACTTGGGCCATTAGACTTGCTCTCCGCGCTCATCAAATTCTTCTTCTTGAAAGTTTTCCCAAGCACCTCCCATCTTTTCATATATATATCTCATACGATATATTTCTTTTTGCAGTTCCTTATTCGTAGAAACCCATGCTTCATATTCGGAATGAGTTTCATCTAACATGTTTAAATTGTGATTAAATAGCGCAGCTTCTAAGTCGTAAATCATTTCAAGTATCATACCTAATTTGTCACTATGACTTAATAATTTATATTCAAAATTATTTTTTTCTTTTTTAGGTTTTTCTTCAGCCATTATCCCTCCAAAGCTGCCAATCTTGATTCTAGCTCATCATTCTTAGCTGAGAGTTCTTGTACTGCTTTAATAAGAGCATAAGTAAGAGGTCTCTCATCATAACTTTTTGTATTTTGTATTAACACACCATCTACCATTACACCTAAATCTTCTTCTGTTTCATTACCATCTTCATCTGTAACAATATGAGTGCTCGGTGCTGTATCAACTATATCTGGCATAACTGCTTCTACTTCTTGAGCTAAAAGACCATATTGTAATTCTGTATTTTCTGGATATGGTCTTACATCGTCTTTCCAATCATAAGTTATTGGACGAAGTTGTAAAATTTCCTCTAAACCATAATTTATATCTGTGATATTTTCTTTTAATCTTTCATCAGAATAAGGGTTGTATAAGGTATAAGAGGAACCAGCTGAGTTGTATGTGAATACATAAGCTCCATTACTAGCACCAACTATTCTAATACCATTACTAGTACCACCTCTATGTATATCAACTGTATTGTTATTACCTCTAAATTCATCTCCAGTTACATACCCAGTTGCAATTAAATTACCACCAGAAGTAAAAGAGCTACCATTGTTAAGTTCAAGGTCATTTGCATTAGTGATACCTCTGTTGTTCAGATTTAATTCTCCGTACAAAATTGATAATCCGCTACTTGCGTTTACAACAACTTGATTACCACTAATAGCTCCAAAACCGCTTATTTTAGATGGATTTAATCCAGAAGCTATTTTAGCGTCTCCAATTGCTTCATCAACAAGTGTATTTATAATGTTTTGTGAAGTTATTGATAAGTTATCAAAACTTAAATCATCTGTTATAACACTATTTACATCTAAAGAGTCAGCTTCTATTTTTCCACCATTTATTTCAGTAGAATTATTATTAATATCATTAGCAGCACCACCAGCGCTTATATAACCGGAAATAGTTGCAGAAGTAGCTGTTAAGGCTCCTGTACTAGATACCTTAAATGGAGCACTTGAATAACTTGAAGAACCAACCCACATATTTCCATTACTATCTACATGAAAACTAGAATTGTCATTTCCACCAATATTGATGGTACCACCAGATAATTCTCCAGTAAATGTTCCAGAAACTGCGGTTAAAGAACCCGTAAATGTTCCACCAGCTGCACTTAAATTTCCAGAAAAAGTTCCAGAATTTGCTACTAAGTCACCATTTGCCCAAACATAAAAAGGTGCTTCTGAACGAGTAGTTGCGTCAAAAGTTTTTCTATCAGAACCTAACCAAAGGTTTCCATTGCTATCTACATGAAATCCGTCTGCTATTGCCATTATCCTATGTGTATCTCCCCAGCTGTAAGTGTACCACGGAACTCTCCAGCCTCGAACTCAACTGTTCCGTCAGATTTAATTATCCAACCTGCTGTTCCAGTAACATAGTTGTCACTTCTTATTGTTCCGAGTACAGGGTTTAATGGGTCACTACTATCTGTATCTATTATTATTTCTTTACCACTAATAGTTCCTGCTGTAATTTTTCCAGCAGATAAATCATTTATCTTTGCATTTGTAACTGCTAAGTCATCTATCTTTGCACTTGTAATAGCAGCGTTAGATATAAATTGAGTATTAATTAAAACCTCTGTTACTTGACCTGCTGTAGAAGGGTCTGATTCGTTACCAGCAACATCAACTGCTGTTACTTTATAATAGGCAACACCTTCTGTTGATGAAGGGAAATCACCAATAGCTGGTATTCCTAAAGTCACATGTGCTGACTTTGCTTCTATTTGTCCTACTAAATTACTTGAACTAATTGTAAAATCTGATGTAAGACCACGATAAACATTCAAGTGGTCAATATCTACTGGTAAAGAAAAGTTTGTAGGGTTAGAAATAGGGTTTCCATCTGAGTCTTTAGCTGCACCTAAATTGTGTTGTATCTGTACACGAGTTGGATTACCAGCAACAGTTCCATAAGTACCTGTTGGAGGCAATGGTTCTGGTGGGACAGTTGCGTCTGCCGGCATAGCTACTGCTGATAGTACACTAAATCCTCCAGAGAATCCAGAGTTATCAATTGCAGCTACTCCAAACTCATAAGTGTTTTGAGAACCTAAACCTTTTATAACTACAGATGTAGTTCCAAACTCTACTGTTAAGTATTCATAGTCAGTAACTTGATTATCATTTTGGTCAATTAAGTTATTACCATCACTATCGGTTACCTGCCTGTATCTTACGCGATACATATTTCCATCAGTAATTCTTGAACCATCAGTGTTAGTAGGTTGTTCCCAACTTAACTTAGCAAATGCAAAAGGTCTACCAGTTCCATCTTGATAAGTTCCAGTTGCAGCAGAAAAATTTGTTGGTGCGTCTGGTACTGTAAATTCATTAGTACCACCAACTGCAATTATTGAACCAGAACCTCTTAAATCTTCGTTTATATTTCTTGTAGTAGAACCTACTTCTATTTGAGTTACTCCAACTTCAAACTCTACATAATCTGTTAAGTCTGTATAGTTACCATCACCATCTCTATAAAAAACACCCATCTCATCTGTTATAGGAAAACTAAGTCCCATAACTCTAATTTTTATTGGATGTAATATTTGACCTTGATAAGTTATTTCGTGTTTATCTCTGTTTTCTAAATTAGCGTCATTGTCTGTATCTTCAAATCCTACATCTGGGTCCCAGACAAAGATAACATCTCCTACACCAATATCACCAGAGACATCATAATCTTCTAAACCTACATTTAAAGTTTTTTGTATTTTATTGTATTCATTTAAGTATGCTTCTGCTCTTACATCTCTTAACGAATCTGGTACATCATTTTCAGATAGTATCTGTATTCTCTCTAATGTATTACCAAACAAATCTTTATAAGGAACACTTTTAGCGTCTGCTTGTCCTAAGTTTATTTCTACACCATAGTTAGAGGCTATAAGTTCTACACGGCTTACATAATCTTCTGCATTGAACTCTGTACTTAAATCTATTCCAGAATAACCTTTTATTTGTGGGTCAGCACCAGATAAATCTCTAACAATCATTCCTTGAGGAGTATTATTTTCGTGTCCAGTAAATAAAGCAGAAGGTGGACCAACATCTATAGTTCCGTCATTGTTCATTTTGAACTCTGCACCTAAAGCTACACAAATATCTTTTATAGCCTTATATGCAGATTCCATATAATGTTTACCTGTATATGTTTTAGCAGCAGTCTGTGCTGATGGAGGATTTATAGAAAAAGGAAAAGGAGATTCCCAATACTTTGCTTCTCCTCTAGTAATTACTAAAGCGTCTAAATACCCTTCAAAATGGTTACCATTCTGTCCTTTACCAATTTGCAAAGATTCAGAACTAACTCTTATGTAAAGCTCATCTCTAGTTGCTTCCGAAACTTTAACACCATTTTTAAATGTTCTAAATTTTCCGCCTTGACGAGATACGGCAAAATGATTCCATTGATTTAAGTTAATAGAACCCATATTCATATTCAAATCTTCTGATTCGTTATAACCATCTCCGTCGTGTGTTACAAGAAATCTATTGTTACCACTAACTAATTTACCGGCTATCCAAGGAGAATAAGTATCATTATTTCTAGCCATTACAGTAGGATTACCGCTAGATGATGTTCTATATTCCCACCATTCAATTGTAAAATCTCTAAATGTTAAATCTAACTCTGGTCTATCAGCAACTGTTACATATCCTCCCGGAAAAAATCCAAGACTACTATTTCCATATTTAGCTTGGTCCGTAGTTATTTCTGCTTCGGTTAATGTAATTATTTGATTTTGAGTATAGTTAGAACCATCAGTGGTTGTAGTATCTCCATCACTTCCTTCAAAGTTAAGTAGCAATACTGTTGTATCGAAATCAACTTCAGTTACTGTACCTTTTCTTACAGCTCTTTGATTAGCTTCTTCATCTCTTAGTATTCCATAAGGAGTAGAAGTATTTCTATCAATAACATCATCTAATGTGTCATTAACATAACTTCTTACAGCACCTACACCTGCATTTCTTGCAAGAACCATACCACGAGAATCACTATCACCTAAATATGCAAGTATTCCTTGACCGCTTATGTCTATACCTTCTTCTCCAATTTCTTGAGAAGTTATGATACCTACATACCTAGCCATATCACGAATTTGTGCGTCAGTAAATTCCTCTGGAGATATTCTTGTAGGAGTAAAAACTATGTTACCCCATGGCTCAATAGTATTGACAACAGAGTTTGGTGTTGTTTCTAAATTTAATAGCACATTAAATGTGCCGGGAGTCATTAATTTTTCATTTACACTCATGAACGAATTACCCTTACATGCTCATACAAATAATCTAAATATGCGTCTCTCATTTTATCCGCAGTATTTTCTCCAGCAGCAGAAGTTCCGTCAAAACAAAAACCTATAAATGCCTTCATTTGTGTAGCAGTAAGGTAAATTCCACCTTCAGTTAAATCTTCGCTAAAGGTGTTAGGCGAACCAAGAATGAAGAAGTTTCCTTCTGAATCATTTGTAGAAGATACAATATAACCTGTACCAGAACTACATGCTTCTGTGGTTGTTCTCTGTATTCTTATTTCGTCAGCATTTCCGTAAGAATGAACAATCAAGCTAAAGTATCTTGACCCTCTTCTTAGAGAAACATCGAATGTCAACCTACCACTACCATCATTGTTTGCTTGTGAAGTAAATCTTAATGTTGCACACTCAGCATAGTTTTTAATAATCTGTACTGTATTCCAACCTAACCATTCTGTTTGTGATGTACCTTTAGATACGGCAAACTCTTTTACACTTCTCCAATCATCACTATCCCAAAGTGATATTGTAAATCTTGATTCTGTATTACTGTTTGTTAACTCAAACTTTACTAATCCATTTTCTATAACTGCTTGGTCAACATTATCGTTAGGACTTAATAAACCATTTCTAACTTTTCCATTAGTAGAAACCTTTACTGCGCCTTTTAAATAATCTATAGGGTTACACTCAAATTCAACATTGTCTGTTCTTATGTTTGAACCACTAAAGTAATTTAAGTTAATTGTTCCTTCTCCGTAACTAGCAATTCTAGTTTCAACATTTGGCGCTGAACCAGTTCCTACAGTAGGTATATGGACTGAATATGCTTGTTCTGGTATAGCAAAAAATTGAGAAGTAGTAGAAGTAATACTATGGTCATTATCTAATAACGCACCAGAGAATTGTGATTCAAATCTTATTTCTCCGGGATTTCCTAACCATGTACCGGATATGTTATATTTAACACCAGCACCACCATATCTTGTAATATCTACGCTAGCATTTTCAATTTTACAATATCCTTTAAGCGAGCTATCTCCTGTATAAGTTAAAGGGTAAAATATTCCATAATTAGCCATTGAAGAAAGTTCATCTCTAATATATTTAACTTCATTTAAATCTAAATTATTACCAGATGTATGAGCTATTGTTCCAGATAAACTGTAGCTTCTAGTTGTTGGGTCTGTTTGAAAGTTTAAATTACTAGGAGAAGTAAAACTTAAATGTCCAATAGTAACTTGATGAGTATTAGCCATTAGCACATATCCTTTCTACGACAAGTTTCGCAATATCTATATTTACCATCAAAGTCCCAAAAATAATAAGAGCAACCATCTTCTTTACAACGCACCATATTATCTACATAATCATTATCGTGTGTCGTTGCATGTAATATTTTTTTCATTATCTATTCCTTAAACCTGTTCCAGCATTACCTTCTTTTTCAAGCTTTGTTAATTCTTTTCTTATATTAATAGCAGCTTTTCTTGCAGATATTGGGTCAGCAGGAAGTCCTGTAATATTAACATTCATATTCTCTACTGTAATACCTCCATAGCCACCTCCGGTTTTATTTGAAAATACAGATGTTCCACCCGGTGTTGACATAATTAATTCTGGACCCATTTCTCCAACTATAGATGTTTTACCTATTGGAACAGAACCACCGTAAGCTTTTTCATAAGGAGATAAAGCCCACTCTCTATCAATTTCAGACTGTGTCATTGCATAATATGGATTTACTAATGAAGATGATAAACCCCACTCTCTATCAATTTCGGACTGTGTCATTCCATAAAATGGATTTCTAGTTGGGTCTGCATGAATTGGTATACCATTTATAATTCTATCGTAATCACCTTTTTGTCCTCTAGTCCACCAGTTTGTTTTAGGCATTTGAGTACTTTCTCCATCATCATCAGTATTTACTTCATCTGCACTAGGAGTATAACCATTTTCAACTACGGCTTTTATTTTTTTTGCTATAGAGAGAAATCCGTTATAACTATCATCATAAGAATTTAATGTTTCTTCTAATATTCCAGCAGGTATTCCTATAAGTGTTGATAGTTCTGCTAAGTGAGATTGTAGACCCGGATATTTTTCACCGATTTCATCTAATCTTAAACCTTGTTCCAACGCTGCAATGTTTGCGTCTTCTATTTTTCTAGACAAATCGTCTTCTAATTTAGCTAACTCGTCTGCTCTAGTTTTACCTATATTTAATGCTGAGTTGTAATTTTCTATAGCGCTAATAATTGCAGGGGATAGATTTTTACTTCTTTCTTCTAGTATTTCTTTTTCAGCTTCAGCAACTTTAAGTTGTAAATCTAGTAAATCTTTTTCTGTTTGAGCCATTGGTTTAGTTAAATCTGCTAATTCTTCTCTTGCAGCGTCTAAGTCTAATTGTTCAGCAACTCCTTGCTCTACAGCTAACTCTAAGAATTTAATTTCTTTTTGCTTATCTCTTATTGATTTTCTTTCACGAGCAGTTCTTTGTTTTGATAATTTTTCTCGCATTCTATCTATATTTAAAGTTGCTTGCAATATAGCTATTTGTTCTTTGTTAGTGACAACTTCATCATCACCATATTCTGCTATAGCTTCTTTAAGTGCTAGAGTTGCTTCATCTAACTCCATTTGTTCTTTCATTTGAGATGTAATAGTTATATTGTCATATACTAAATCTTTGTTAAAGTTGTCAACTTGACTTTGTAAATCAGCTATTTCTTTTTCAGTATCAACTTGATTTCTTTTCATTTCAAGTAATTCTTTTACAATACCAAGTACATCTTTCTCATGATTTTCTTGGTCTTTTTTTCTTTGAGAAATAACACCATTTATAACAGCTCGTTTTTCTTCATTAGATAATACTTTTTCGCCTAGCCCATATTGAGTTCTTAAACTTTTCTCTATTCCGTATAAAACTTCTTGATTTGTTTCTGCTAAGTCAGCATACTTTTCATCACTAGCAATTAACTGTTCGTTCAAGTAAACTAAATCTGCAAGTGGTATGTCCTTACTTAATAAAGCCATAGTTCTACCTATATTTTCAGAAGTGACACCTGCCTCTCCAACTTGTCTTGATATTGCAAGCAGACCTCTATCTGCAAATTCTGTAACTGCAATTTGTAAAAACTTCTGTGCATTTTCATAATCTTCTATATTTTGTAGCATGTCTTTAGGGTCTGGAAATTCTATATCTCCTATACCTTCAAATATTGCGTCCAGATTTTCGGCTTCAGCTACTGCTGATGTTATAGCACTAACAACATCATTAACTCTTCCGCTTACACTGTCTGCACTATCATCAACTTTATCAAACTTACCTGCAACTACATCTAATACTATTGCTGCTTTTTCAGCGTCATTTACAAATTCTGATATACTTATTATTTCAAAACCCATTTCTTCGGCTGTTGCATTGTAACTATCTAATAATCCTATTAAGTTATCTTCAATAGCACCAATTTCTTCATCAGAAATAGCACCTATTCTTGTAATAATATTTTCAAAACCAGAAACATCTTTTTTAACTTGAGCAAATTCTAATTGTAAATTAGGACTTAATTCAATATTTCGTGTGTCTATTAAACCTTGTAAGTCATAAATAGCTTTACCTACAGGCATATATAAAGTTGAATTTAACTCACCAGATAATTTTTCAGCAGCTTTTGGGTCTATTAATATTGCTCTATATATTGAGTTAGTTAAATCAGACAAATCTCCAGTTTCTAACATACTTAATAAGTCTTCTGGTGATAGTTTTAATATTTCAGCCATGCTGTTGACTAGTTCATCATTACCAATTACATTTTGAAATAAATCAATACCTGCTATTTCATTTAATTCTTTTTGAGCGTCGGTTAATTCTTCAGTTCCTCTAACAACCTTTGCAAATGCGTCACCATATTCAACAATTTCTACAAGACTGAAATCAGTTCTAAATTTTGGTAAATTATAAAATGTTTGCAGTGCTTGTGCTTCTAAAATTTCTAGTTCTTCAGTAACTATCTCTATCTCTCTTTTAAGAACATCTATAGCAGAAACATCGATGTTAGGGTCTGCCAATAATTTTTGGTACTCTTCCATTTTTTGATTTAAAGTAGCTTGCAAAGGAATTAAAGCAGATTGCGCACCTACTAATTTTCTAGCGCTATCTTCCATTTTTGCATTAGCAGCTGCATTAGCTCCTAAACCAATTGTTATTAATGTTAAAGCAGGAAGTAGTGAACCCATAGCTCCCCTAATAGCCGTGCTTAATCTCAAATAGGCTGCTGCATTTTTATTAACTTGGACTTCATTTATCATGAATGCGCCAGTAGAAGCTTTTGCTGCTACTGTCATTTCTGCTAAAGTAGCTCCAGCCATTTGTGCTAAAGCTCTTACTGCAAAAAATTGACCTGCTATAGCAGATATTGCAGTACCTAATACTGTAAATGTTCCAACAATTATTTTAGTACCTTTAGCGACACCATCCATAGCGTCTTCTGTATCGCTCATGGTTCCCACAAGTGCTTCCAAAGATTGAACTAAACTTTTTGTAAAGTTTAAAAAGTCATTACCAACTTGTATTCTTAATTCTTGAAAAGCGTTTTTAAGAGTTTTTGTTTGTGATTTTAAAGTATCGAATCTTTTCTCTGCTTCTTCATTTAGAGCATTGTTAATTTCATAAGCAACATTAGACCTAGCTAATGCGTCTGTTAACAAATCTCCAGCTTCAGCAACAGACAAAAGTGCTCGAATTGTTCTCTGTTGTTTAAGTCCTAATTCATCAAGTATTGCTACAACATTTCCACCAGAATTTGCTACTCTACTTAAACCTTGAATAAATAAATTAAGAGCTTGCGCTGGGTCTTCTGAAGCTATTTGTTTAAATGCTTCAGTGGTTAATCCAGTCGTTTCTACAAAGACATTTAATGCTCTTTGATTACCTTGTACAGCAACTGTTAATTGCTGAAATACACGAGACATAGCTGTACCACCAGCTTGTGATTGAACACCAACTGCTTGTAGAGCTGTAGCAATTGCTAAAGTATCCGCTGCCGAAGCACCAGCGACTTTAGCACCTGCTGCAAGTCTAAGTGATGTAGATAAAATTTCATCTTCAAGAGCTGCAAAGTTGTTACCTAAATCTACTAAAGCAGAACCTAAGTTTGCAATTTCAAATTCTTGTAACTGGAATATTTCTTTTAATCTTGCAAGAGATAAAGAAGCTGTTTCTGTTGAAAGTCTAGTTGCTACTCCTAATTTTGCTATTGTATCTATAAATATAGGTAAACCAGAAGCTTCAATTCCTAACTGACCACCAAGCTCACCTATTTGATTTAATTGTGATGTAGCGATAGGTATTTCTGTTGCAAGTTGCCTAATAGATACAGCAAGTCTATCAAATTCTTCTTCAGAAGCGTCAACAGTTTTCTTAATACCAGCAAAAGACTCTTCAAATCTTGAAGCAGCACCTATACCAAAAACTAAAGCGGTAGCCATACCACCTATTGCACTTATAGCACCACCAAGAGCCGCGACTTTTAATGTTCCTAATCTGTTATATGCTTGGACTACTCTGTTTGTTGTTTCATTAGCAGCGGCCAACGCTTGCTTTTGAGCGTCGTCCATATTGACCTTAAGAGCAATTGTAATTGGTTTAATACCAGCATTAGGTGTAACAGCCATTACTTATTAGCTCCAGTCTGTGGGTTATCTTTTAGAAATTCGTCTAAGGACATTTTTTGTCTTGGTCTCCTATCACGGCCATGTTGCTTTCTTAACATGTCGCGTGCATTTTTTGTTTTAGCAGTTCCTTTAGAAACTACTTCTCCAGATTCTGTATACTCTATTTGATTGCTTTGAAGAATACGCATAAATATCGATTCTTCTGGTGGTAAATACGACAGCAGTTTTAAAAATTTACCCCATCTTAAAGATAAAGGGTCTGCTGTTTGATAATGCCTTTGAAAATCTGCTTCTATAGGACCCCAGTACTCTAATACATTATCTAGGGTCCAAGTTATTTTGGGTCGTCAGAGCCTTCTTCTGAAGCTGATTCTCCTAGTGTTTCATCACTTGAACCACCCGCTAAACCATAAGTTTCTAATAAGAACGCAAGTACTTCATTCATTTGCTCCCATGTCATTCCGTCATCAAGCATTTGATTGAAATTATCATTACCTACTAGTGATGATATCCATTCTGGTAAGACATTCATTGGAATTTCTTGACCTTCTGTAGCGTATCTCATTTGAGTCAATACAGTTCTGGCAGGTAAAGTAGCTGGTAGTGTGTAAACTTTTCCAGCTACTTTAAGCTGCACATCTTCTTTTTTGTCGGCTTCAATTGCCTCGTCAAAGTCTTTATACTTTGCCACTATATTCTCCTATCTAAATTAATTGAATTAGTTGATGTCTAATTCGTCACTATCGTTTCTATTCTCAACGACTATGAAGAGATAGTTATTTCCAGCACTATCAGCACCAACATTTAAAGTTGAATCTGGAACGAGTAATTTAAACTCAGTTGCCAAAGTAACTTTTTGTGGAGCTTTTTGATGTGCCATAGAGAATGAACCTACATTCACTGCTCTAGGGATATGGAATTGTCTATCGCTTCCTGCTTTACCATCAGTATGCAAAACTAGTGCATACTCAGTAAACTCATCTGTTACTGGTGGTACATATTTATAGTAACCACTAGCATAGTTCACTGAATCTTCAGCAACAGAACCGCCGCCTAATGCAACAGCTAAGTTATCAAGAGAGGCTTGTGCCATTTCTCCTGTAAGTCTAACTTCTTGTGCTGACTTCAATGATTTGATTGGGTCTAGCTCTTCTGCGACCATTACATCTTCAAAAGTTTTATCAACTTCTAAAGTCCAACCGTCTTCAGAATATCCTACTTCGTCCCAAGGAACTGCTAGTCCTGTTGGGTCTTCCCATGCACCGGTGCTATCGCCCGGAAATGCAAGAGAAGAAGTAGAACGGTCTTTGATATATAGAACACCTGTACCAATTAATACTTCGTTAATTGTACCTGTTGTACTGAAACTCATTTGTTTCTCCTAACATATCTTATACTTATACTTAATCAGCAGAGCTCTGCCGACTTAATAAAAAGTCGAATCTGCTTTGTCGTTACTCTTCTTCAGCAATAAAGAAGTCTTCCACTACCTCCTCAACAGCGTCTTTGTCATCTTCTGTTGATTCGTCGATTGGTTCTTCCTCATAACCTTCATCATCTGCAATCAATACGGATATGCGCTCTCCGCCTTGATTGTATTTATTTGGTTTAAGGCGCTCCCAAGTTTCGACCGGTATTTCTACCCAATCACTTTTGAAAACAATACCGCTGATAGTATCTCTAACAACGCTTTTGTTTAACAAAGGATTAATCTTAACTTTTATTTTCTTCATACTATGTTCCTCTATAATACATGTTTAATGATAGCCGATAAAGTCCTAATCCAGTGTCAGTCTCTTCGACTCTCTCTGGTAATTGAACTACTTCAAATCCATAAATAACTGCTTTAGTATCAGAAGTTGGAGTATGAACAATAGTTTTTCCTGTTTTAAAAGCGCCTTCAGCTACTGCATTTGCTAAAGCATAAGCGTTTGCATAATCTGGTTGAGAACTATTTCCTCCACCCCATCTTCCAGCAAATGCTTGAACATTTATAACAGTATTTGCTATTGCAGCGTCTCCACTTGGTGAGTGCATTACCCCACCAGCATTAAAAAATGTTAAAAAAGGTAATTCGGCATTTCTAGGTAATCTTGTTGCAACTCTAGTACTACAAACATCAGTTATAGATGTAGTGTTTATAGCCCATTCACGAAATATAATTTCAGCGTCTGGTGGAAAGTTCATTTCTTGATGTGGTTGCACACCTACTTTTTTAATAGCCATTGTGATTGTATTCTATCATTAAATACCTAAATCCATGGCTCCTTTGTAAATCTCGTCTAATTCAACTGTACTTAAGAAAGATTTAGATAACTTATCATACATTTCCCTATCAGCTTCTCTAGCTTTAGAAGCATTATCTCCTCTACCTTGTTTAAGTCTTGTATATACAACTCTTTCATTACCTTCTCTTCTAACATTAAACTCATACATACTTCTAATGTAACTCTTAGTTCTTTGATTTTTTCTTCCAAGATTGCCTAATTGAGCTTCTGTAGATTTGAAGTAATTATATAATCTTTCTGCTTCTCTATTTGAAATACCTGTACTCATAAATACTGTATCACCAACCGCTGATTTCTTTGAACCTCCTCGTTTAATAAATCTAGCTACACCAGCTTCTGAACGAAGAGTTCTTAATCCTTTCTTTCTTAACATATTTCCTCTATGTGGATTATTTTGTAATTGTCTATCTAAAGCTTTAATTACATTTGCTTTAGAACCTCCTGTTGAAACATAAGTCTTTGCCAATTCAGCTAAGAATTTAGCACTATGAGGTTGTCCTCCATCTGTTGCAATATCCGCAACTCTAAATCTAAATTTAAACTCTTCTGGTATATGTTGTAAACCAATAGCACTTGCAAGTTCTTGTGAATAAAAGTTTCCATGAGCCATTTCAACTCTTGGACCGGGAATTTTTTGTTCCATTCTTGACCAAAAGCTAGCTTGTCTAGAAGTTTCTTGGTCCATTCTATATAAAGCTTCTAATGTATCTTTTGTATTACTTGGTCTTGTGTAAGATGTTTCGTCTTTAAAAAAGTTATCCATACCGTGTTTTTTCTTAGCCATTTGTTGCCATTGACTAAAATATCTAGTTGAAGACTTATCTATATCTCCTAGATACTCAAAGTCTGCTGCTCTTTTAAATTTTTCAAGTGAATCAGCAGCGGCTCTATAAATAAACATTGATGGAGGTATGTATTTATAATCTGGTACATACTCACCAGCTTTAGCGCCTTTATTTTCTTTTAATGCACCTAATCCGTTTGCAAGTTTATAAGAGTCCATTAAATGTTCATCATAACCTTGAACTCTCTTACCACCTTTATATTCTCTGCCTGTTCTTTTATAAAATGGTAATTTTCCACCATATTCAACAGCATGTATCCAAGGAAACAATGTAGAACCTCCTACATCTATTTCTCCATAAAAGAAGTAATCAGCAAAATCATTTTTAGATGCAAATACATTTTTCATGTCTATAGAAGACAACAAATAACTTCTTGCTTCTCCCGGTTTTTCAAAACCAAATATATCTCTGTAAGCATATTTAGCACCACCTTGATAATTTTTAATTCCCATTTCTTTAAATCTTTCTTCACTCATCATTGCTGATTGATTTAATTTTTTTTGAGTTCCTCTAGTCTTTCTACCATCCATTCCTATAACATACTGTCCGGAAGAAACATCTGGTGCATAAGCTCTTAATCTAGTATCAATCATACTGAGAAGGAGTTGAGCTTCTTTATGTACTTGAGTATTTTTCTTCACTACATTATTGGCTGCCGAACCTTTTATTTTTACATTCCCAGAGAAAGCAGTTGTTATACCTTCTCTAAGAAATTTTTCATATTTGTTTTCTTTACTAAATTGTTTACCTAATTGAACACGAGCCATACGAGCTAAAAACGGAGGTAATCCAAATGGTCTAACTGCTTGGTCAATAATTCTACCCGATAAAGAACCTGTAGCTATACGAGAAAATCTACCTACTAATTCTGCTTTAATATTACCCTGCATAAGAGCACCAAATGTACCAATACCTCTAGCAAGAGGATAAACATTTCTTCGGCTATTAGTAAGAAATCTTCCTACACCTGTATTTTTAACACCCGGCAATACTTTGACTGTACCGGCTCTTTTACCGTATGAGTAAAGACCACTTCTAAAGACTTGAGATTTTGTACCGCCAGATTTTTTAGGCGGTTTAGCTTTAGTAATATTTGCAAATAAAGCCATTAGGTTCTAACTAAAGTTTGAACTTGTTTGTAACACTCATTTCCATATCTATCTAGTGCAGGAGTTACAATTACAATTTCGTGGTATTGACTTCCTCTAACTAATCTATCTCCCGGAACAACAGAAACACCTTTTTGTAAATACACATTAAAAGTTTCTACAGTTGTGTTTCTACCATCTCTATCTTCTTGTATTCCTCTTGATTCAAACTTTGCTCTTACATTGGTAATAGAGTCAGCCCAGTCGTCAGAGGGTAAACCTCTCTCATCAAGGTTTGTTTCGTTAACACTTTGAATAGTGCATGTCTCTGGTAAAAATCTTTCTCTGAGCGGCATGCTTGTATTTTACAACAAAAAGTTATAAAAATTGGTTAAGCATATCTCCCATCATAAATTCTTTATACACAATGCTATAAAGCATTTTATTTTTACCAAGCAAGTGAGGGTTGTGTCCCATTTGAGCGCTGTAATCTCTAATTATGTTAATTATTTCTGCACCGATAATTTCATAAAGAGAAAGTATCTTTTTAAAATCTTTTGACCACCTAGCTGTACCGTCGGGGTTAAATATTACAAATGACCTAAATCCATTCATAATAATAAAACTAACTGCGTCATGTAGTTTATAATCCATCTTTTTACCAAGTAAAGGAAAGTCATAACCTTTTTGTTTATAAGATGTAGCTATACCTAAACTTCCTATGCTTCCTTTTTTAGAAGGCCATATTTCCTGCGTTTTAAAATTTACATAATCATATAAGTAAAGAATGTCTTTAAGAATAGTTTTATACTGTTGATATCCTTTAGGATTATCTCTGTACATTTCTAGTACTCTTTGTTTATCCCAATAAGGATATATTGGTTGATTTTCTACTTCTGCGTCATATTGATTGCTTCTTAGTAAATCTATAAGTCCAAGTACATATACAGCGTCTAATTGGTCTTTGTAATCTGTTTCATCAATTATTTCATCTATCCAAGAAAGTTCTTTCTTTGATACATCAATATCTTTACGAGATGTTAATTTGTTATCTAGTGTTGTAGTTAAATCATCAGACAAAGACATATCATGTCCAATAATTAATTCAACTTTAATATAAGAATTTTTAGCTACATCTTCTACTCTCATGTCTTTTAGAAGAGTATATAAATTTGCTCCATCAATAATTCCTTGTGTGTCAGCGTCTTTTATAGTAACAGTAACTCTTTCAGCAGATTCATTAACTTCTACATCAGAACAATATATTTTTATTCCTTGTGACTTTAAGTGAAATGTTCCTTTTTCTCCATATTCTTCTTTAACACTTTTAATTATTTCATCAGCAACTTTTGTGTCGTAATCCACGATATTACAATTAGGATGTATAGGTATCAATTGTTTTTGCGCAGGTCTATCAAAAGTTAAATCTCTAATAGGAAGATACATAACAAGTAAAAAGTTTTTTGGTTGTATTGGGTCTCTAATTATTGCATAACTTTTATAATTAAAAAAGTATCTTCCAACACCAGAAACAACTTCTTCCGTTCCTTTATCCATTACCATCTGTATTTTTTCTTTTTAGCTTGGTTATATTGTTTAAAAGATTTTTCAGACAAATTACTAGGGTCTTTTTCCCACTGAACATCAACAGGTGTTTCAAATCTAATATTTTTACCAATTTTTCTTTTAGTATCTGAATTACATTTAGGACATTTAATTAACGGGTCTTCCGTAATAGAATGCGATACTTCCCATTCAAAAGAACATTTATGTAATATACATTGATAATCGTATCTAGGCATTGTCAAAATCTAACTTAGTTGCTTTTCTGTATCCTTGGTTAAAGTTACCACTAGAAAAATTTTTTCTAGCGTTTTCAGCGTTTACTTCTTTTTCTGTAACCATATCCATTTTTAAATTCCACTTGCTTCTTTTAAAAGGAATTGCTTGAACAAAAGGTGTTCCTCTTTTTATCATAAAATCTTTTTTCTTATGAATAAGTGTAGGAAAGTTTACTTCATGCCAAGTATCAGTTTCTACAATTCCCGGAAGAACTGAAAAGTCTGTTTGAAAGTCATAGTTGTAAGGTATAAACAATGTTGAATATCCTTTTGGCGTAAAAAATTTCCATGGGCTATGAAATTTTAATGGGTGTTTATAGGTGCTTTTTGATGGTAAATCCCAATTATATATTTGGTCATTTTGATGAAATGAAGCTCCATAAGGAAAATCTCTGTTATCCCACTCAAGTATTTCTTCTCCACCCATGTTAGGTGGAAAACCTCTTTGTATTAAAAAATCGGACCACATAGGAATTACAAAACCTTCTGTCATAATATCTACTATTGCAGGACATCTTTTAACAGTAAACGAATAATACATATTCTGTGCAGTCTTGCCCATTTTTCCAAACAAATTTTTAACTTTACCGGGTCCAGCGTTTGGATTCCAACCTTGTGGTTTTTCCTCCATATAGTGCTTCATCTCTTTAAACCAATTTGGCACTGCTTCTTGTGCTGGAACAACAGGTGCAAATTTTGCTAAACCCATTATGTCTGTTTTAAATTCTATTGTCTGTTTCTTATTAAACTTAAATTCCATTCCTACTTTGTCTCCTTTTTCTGCGTTTAAATGCTTTATGACATTCTTTACAGAATATTTTAAGTTTATCTTGTGCATTAGGATTTTTTGAAAACTCTGAAGTTTTCTTATCTTTTTTGCATGATAAACATAATTTCATTTTATCATCACCTAGTTCTTCTTTCTTATCTTTTAAAATAATCATACAATCTTTACAAAAGCGAGTAAGACCATCTAGGTATTTTTGATTTCTTGAATACTCTTCTACAGGTTTCCATTCACGACAATACTTGCATTCTTTTTCAATAGGGTCTTTTAAATTTTTAAGAGCTTCTTTTTGAGCTTGTTCAACACGCTCTTTCAAACCTTCTTCTTCTTCTATCCAAGTTTTAAATCTTTCTAAGCCAATAGGTTGACCTTCATAAGTTCTTGGAGTTGTTAGACCACCTCTACCTGTACGAATAATTTCTAAAATAGCTTCTGCTGTTTCTTCGTTATAAGCACCTCGTTGAGGTACGCCCGATTCTATTCTTAATTGTCTAACTCTTTCATGTGTTACACCCCATTCATCTGCCCATGACTGTAGCATTTTATTAGGGTCTGCTAAAAAGAGTTCCCTAGCTTCCTCTAGGGAAGGAGCTTTTCTATGTACCATACTTTAATTATACAAAGAATCTTGAACGAAAGGGGTTTAATACTGCCATATCTGCATTAGTTAAAACAGGTTGTAAGTTTTGCACTATTACATCCCCAAAGGCTATGTCGTAATCTCCGATTCTCTCTGATAAAGTAACATCAAAGTTTGTAGTATTAGTATTGTCAGCTAAGTGACTTGAAACTTCTCCAGTGTCAGCTTTTGCTGAAACTTGTAATGAAGTCATAATTAAACGAGCTGCGGCTCGTGCAGAAGTTTGTTTTATTTGTTCTGGAATGTCAGCAGCTTCATATCCACCAACATAAGTAACAACTATATTTTTAGGTTTTATACCAGACCAACGAATAACTATTCTTCTCATTCTTCCGTTATCGTAATATACATAGTCACTCTCATTACCTTCAGTAAGAGTGTTACCATCTTCTGTAACAGAAGTTATAGAAGCAATAGGAACATGCCTCAAAAATAAATCTTGTTGTTCGTTACCGTCGAATGTTTCTGTATAAGTTGCTTGTTCTACATCATGACCTAGATAACGCTTAATAGCCGCGTCAACATAAGGTATAAAAGTATTTGTGACTGAAGCTTCTACAGTGGAGTTTAAATCTATCTGTAGGAATTGCTCTACATCACTAACGCTACAAAGAGCCATTTAGGACTCCTTACTTATCTTCTGTATCTTCTGGTTTAACAGCTTTGGTTTCTGGTGCTTTTTTAGCAGCTTTTTTCTTAGGAGCAGCTTTTTCTTTCTTCTCCACTTTACCCCAACCTTGCTCTTTGAGCCAGTCAGCTGGGTATTCTTTACCTGCTTTAGCAATGAGAGAAGCTCCAGACTTAGGAAGTTCTGATAAAGGACCTTCCCAAATGGAACCATCTTTCATTTTCCAAATGCTTTTCTCTGGTTTAATATAATCTGACATGATGTTCTAATTTTACACTATAAAAACAAAAGAGCGGGTTTAACCCCGCTCTAATGTATAAATCTAAACTAACTTTAGAAGTTAGTGATTTTATGGAAAGCTGCTTCTCTGTAAACAGGGAAACCGACTCTCATGGTAGCTCTGATAGCTAATTGATTCTTAATAAAGAAATCGCTATGTGAATCAGATACGGCTAATTCCATACCTTGTCTCATAACTAAGTTAGCTGCTTCACCACCACCGAATTTACCAACAAGAACTGTTCCTGCGGCAATTGCGGTTGTAGGAACGACTTTTAGTCCCCAGATTTGAGCTGAAGGACCTGCGCCCATACCACCAGCTGCTACGAAAAGTGGTGACTTTTCTGTGTAGCCAGAACCGGAAGTACCTGCGAAGTCTGCACCTACAGAAGTCACAACATCATTCCAGTCACTTGGGTGCATTACAATAGCGTCTGGCTCTGTAAATGCGTTGACTCTGATGTCTGTGATTGCTCCATAAAGTGCACCAATTTTTCCTAAAGTTCCTGCGTAAGAGCTAAAGTCAGTAGAACCGACTGAAGCTTTACCAGCGTCTAAGATACCTTCTAGGTTTGGAGCAGTTCCATCACCATTAAGGAGTTGGTTGTCCAAACGAAGTCTTATCATTGTTTGTAAACGAGAGTTGATGTATCCTTGGATACCACTTTCGTCTGCAAGTAATTCGTCTGTTACAGGAATGAAGATACCCATTTTACGGATAGCTTCTGTTTGCTCTGTGAAAGCCAAAGCTGCTTCTCCAACAGCAGAACCTTCAGCAGCTTCAGCTGCGTTATTTGTGAAGGTTGTTTCTTCCAAATAGCTGAATGCGTTTTGGTCTGTGTTGATTACATCAAATAATGATATAACAGCATTTGGGTCTCTAAGAGCTGTTTCCAAGATACCCGGTTGTCTTAAAACCTCTGGTGGGTATCCAGTAGTTGTCAAAGTTGTTTTTGTCTCAATATGAGAATCTACACCTTTAACACCGCCCTCCATATAATTTTTATATGCGTCGGTTTGTACAAATTGCTCACCAACAGTTTTAACTTCTGCTGATTTGCCAGCTAGTGGCATTTCTGCAACTGGCTTTGAATCTTCTTCGATAGCCTTAGCATTAGCGAGTTTTTTCTTCTCAATGTTAAGGTCTTCAACTAATTCAGCAAGTTCGTCATTTCTTGACTTGATTTCCTCTTTTTGTTCAGAGGTGTACTTGCCGTCTTCGTTGGCTTCAAAGACAGATTTTAATTCTGCTCTTTTAGCAGCAATTTGGTCCATGAGTTCATTTGTTTTACTCATTCTTAGATTTCTCCAATCTTGCTTGTCTTATACTTCTTCTATTTCTTCGGCTAAGGATTCAGCAATTAATTGTTGAGCCCTTACCCACTCAGCGTCAAACTCTTCGTCAGAGGAGTCAGTGTTATCTTCTGGAGTTTCTTCTTCAGCAGCTTCATCTTCCGGTTCTTCAACAGCAGGTTCCTCTACTGGTGCTTCTTCCTCAGTAACTTCTTCGACTTCTGTTTCAACATCAATAGTATCAGTTGAAGCCTCAGCTACCTCTTCTGTTTCAGCTGGTTCATCTTCCACAAGTTCTTCTTCTACTTCTAACTCCAAAGCACCCTCAGTTCCGACATTTCCGATGAACTCATCAATCTCGGTCCAAGCGTCGTTCAAGTCGTCTGCGACTGCACGAAGTGCTTCGGTGGCTTTTACGCCTAATTTCCTACCATCTTCACCACGGAGCATAGCAATTGCTTTTGCTCGGGCTACTAAGTCATCTAATGCAGCAAGCACATCTATGACTTCTTCAGAGAAAGACTTGCTGTCTTCCTGTGAAACTTCTAAATCTTCTTCACTCTTCATTTCTTTTTTATCATCCTCCATTTTCATGCAAGGACCACCGTCGTGATACTTACAAGATTTCATTTCTTCTTCATCATCTCCGTAACTTTTTTGATTGCAACCACAATTTGCGCCACATCCAGATGATTGTTCTTCTTTTTCATCACCTTTGACATCTGCAATTTCTTTTAATAATTCAGTATTAGATTTAATTGCTAATGTGTATGTGTCTTGGTTTGCTCCAACAAGTACTGGAGAGACTTCGTAAACAGTAAGGTCTTTTAGATATCTAGCGTTTGTATCTTCTCCGCCTTTATCTTTTGCCTTACCAAAATCTGAATCGTTAACTTTATAACCGAATGACCATTGTTGCATGTCACCCATGTTTTTAACTAAATTGTAAGCTTCTTTACCAGACTCTGTATCCATAAAGAACTCACCTTTGAACACTGCTTTATCATCGTCTTGAGCAATTGTTCCTTTTCCAATAGGCATATCCCATTTGTGAGACCATACCATTGGAACTTGGTTGTTTTTAAAACCCGATTTGACAGCTCCCGGCATAACAACATCCCCATCACTGTCAAGGGAATTGAATATACTGAAAACTGCTTCTACTTGACCAGAGTCATCTTTCAACTCTATGTCTATATTTTTAGATTCGTTATTCATACATCCTTCAATCTTAAATTGTACAATAGATTATTCAGATGTGCGTTTTAACTATTATATGATACGATTGCGGATTTTAGTTTTTTATTGTCTAAAGTCTGATATTATTCTTAGCTTTGAAATTGGCATAGTGACTTTTCTATCAGTCTTTTTATGGTCGCCATTTTCTAATCTAGCCCATACTTCCATTGTGGCTTCATCATCATTTACTGATGTTACAATACCATGTACAACTGAAGGTGGGTCTGGTTCTTTGTTGATTGACCAGCTTACAGCTTGACCTACTCTTACTGATTCTGCTTTGTTACCAGATTTTTTTGATGACAATGGATGTGAGCTCGGCAACAAGTCTTGGTCATAAGGTTTTCTTCTGAACTTACCTGTTCTCAATGCTCTTAAAAAGCCATTAACTCTAGCCATTGCCCATTGCTCTGCTGAACTCACATTACCTCTTACTGAACCCGGATTAGTTCTATAAGCACCTATTCCTCTGTTATATACCGCAATTAGCATACGAAGTGTTGCTCTATGAGTAGGATTATTTTTATTATGGTCTTCTACTTTTCTAGTAAGACCTGCTCTAGCTTGGTCAGATATTGCTTTTAATAAATATTCCTCTGCATAATCAAGAGATTTTTTTCTTCTCTCTCTAATAACTTTTTTGTAGTCATTTACAACAGACTTCATTTGTGAAACTCCACCAGCTGTTACTCCACCCCACTTCATAACTGCAATAATGCCGTTAAGTCTATTATTTTTCTTATGACGATTCATAAAGCGTTCTCTTCTCTTAACCCAGTTAAGAACTGATTCGCTTCTATCTCCACCTTTATATGCTGTCCATTTATTAAAAGCGTCATTACCAGTAAATGATGTTGGAGGATTACCGCCCGTTCCAGCTCTCCTCCAAATCTCTGGCCAGTTCTCTTTTAAATCTTTAACATAAGCGTAGCTTGGAAATTGTGGGTGTTGAGAGTTAGATAAACTTATTTTTTGATTATCTCCACTTCTAGGAAAGTTTGTTTTGCTAGGTGCTTTTTCTTCTGGACTGTGTAATTTATCACCTTTTTCGTACATTACTTCTGCTTCTTCTAGAGATACTTTAAGTTCTTCTATATCTCCGTCTTTTTTAGGTTTGTAGACTGCGTCTAAATAATCTTGATGTGTAGCGCAAGCCATATAAAATTTATCTCCGTCTACTTCAATGTAATGTGTACCTTCACAACCTAATTCTTTAGCTCTCTCTTGTGCTTCTTCAATAGTTGTGTAAGTATCTTTCATTAAAGCAGCTGGTTCTTTTTTATTATTTAAAAAGTTCTCTGCTTCTGCTCTTGTGTCAAAGCATTTTATTATTTCACCATCTTCATGGCTTATAACACAGAAAGCACCATTAGGCATTTCTGCAATATATTTTTCTTCATTAAGATAAGTAGGTGTTGGTTTAACAACATCTTCTCTTTCTACCTCTGGCGGTAAATCAATAGTAGTTAACTTACTCTCGTCATCTTCGGGTGCAGGTTCTTCGTCATCATTGTTATTTGCCGGTGCAGGTTCATTAGTAGGTTGGTCATTTAGAAGTGGTGAACCATCTTCTGTAACTTGAATCATGTTAAGTGGCCTTAGATAAACATCATGTCTTTCATCAGCCTCTAAACCAACTACTTTTCTTGCTTCGCCAATTGTTACCCAACCTCCTTGAACAGCAGTATTCATGCGTTTATAGAGATTGTCTTTGTCATCAGCTAGTGCTCTAACATTACTGATATCAAACTCTGCGTATTGATTATCATTTCCGCCGAACTCTGGTCGTAACAATTGATGAGTCAGTTCTTGCGCAACCATGTTCCACATTGGGACCATTTTTGACTCTGTAAAGAACTCTCTAAGTTCTTTTGTATTTGAATAAGTCGCCGAATCCAATCCAGCTCCGAGGCCGGCGAGCACTGCTGGAACGCCAAGAACTGCTGACACTCTTTCTTCTGGGATTCTTCTTAATTCAGCTAACTTCATTTGGTCTGGAGAGAAAGAAACTATTTCAACATTCATAGCACCGGATAAGACCATAGGCGCACCTCTGTTCTTACCACCAAACTTTTGCTTATACATATCTGCAATAGCTTCAGCTTCTTCTCTAGTTGGGCCACCCATAGCGTCATCTCTCGGTGAGAGAATTACTCCGGGTACCGCCATATTATGTAACAAAGCCGCAGTGTATTGTCCTGCTGCTTCGTCTCCTGCTATTTCTCTTAGAACGCCTCTAAGTGGAGCAAGACCACGCCTCATATTATTAGGGTCAACATTTTGGCGTAAGTGAACCATATCTGCTTTTTCTATGCGTACAGAATCTTCCCCCTGTACACCGCCTTGTGGTTGATAGTTATAATGAGTTATAAGTTCATTCTCATTTCCTTTTGCTTCAACCAAGTGAGGCATAAGAGGAACTAGCTCTACAACTACCCCTCTTGAGTTTCTATTTTTATAAATAAAAGCGTCGCCGTTTGCATTTAAAGCTGTAACAATATAGTTTGCTAGCAACTGTTGTGTCATGTAAGGATTTGGTCTTCTGAATAGTCTTGCTAATTCGTGATTCATGTCTTGTGCATAATCACCTTCATTATTTTTAGTAGCAACTAAAAGTCCCGGTTCTGCAAAAGCAGTAGCTAGTACATTGAGACATGCGATAACAGCAGAGTTTCCAGTTCCGTCACCTAGTTCTGCTAATGTTTTGTGGTCAAAATAACCAGATTGGGTGTTGTAACCCATAACTGCTTGATTAAGATATGAATACTCTGATTGGTTTACAATTAAACCTTTTTGATTTGCTTCTCTTCTAATTCTTGCGTCAGTTGGTGCATTCAACCAATCTAACGCTTTTGAAAATCTTGACTTCTCTTCAGCCATTAATACGCGCTCCAGCTTCTTTGTTCTTGCAACATTTGTACGCCGTAGGCTAGGGTGTCAATAATATCATCATGAGCTCCAGCAGGAAAGGTCATAATTTCTCTCTCCACCTCTGGTAGCCAATGTGTATCTCGTAATAAATATACATCACCCGCTTCCATGCGAGCAGATAAAGGAAGTGCGCGTGTAACTTTGTCTTTATCCGTCTTTAGATTTTTCACACGAATACCAGCTCGTTGCGCCATCTGGATTATCGTGGTCTGAAAACCTTGGCGTTCTATACCTACATATTTTAGCTTATTTTTATCCATTGCGCGTTTTATCGCTGGAATAATGTCTGGACCTTCTAATTTTGCTCTAGTCATATCAATAACAAGTAATCTGTTGTCTGGAGTTCTTGCAAATGATGTGATTACAGTAAAGTCAGAATCTTTATTTGTTGTAGTAGCTAAGTCAACAATTCCAAACTTTTCTAAGTTAGCTAGATAATATTCTGAGCCGTCAACTAAGCATTTAAGATTTCCTGCTTCGTCTGGAACAATTGCAAAGTAATGTATCCATTCTGGCTTTAACATACCTTGACCTGCGTCAACAAACTCTGCTAGATACTCTTGTGCAAAAACAATAGAGCCAACTTCTTTTCTAGCTGCTTCAACTTCTTCGGGGTCAATCATAGGATTGTCAGTAGTAGCAAATCTAAATCTTTCCCAGTTTTCTCCTTCTTCTGCTTGCTCCCATAAATCGTAAAACCAGTTATCTCTTCCAATAGGAGTGCTAATAAATAACGCAGAACCTTTTCTTTCAGTAAGTGTAGGTCTAAGAACTTCTGACCATACTTCCGGTTTAACGAATGCAGCTTCGTCCATAACTAGAAAGTCAAGACCCTCACCACGAAGTCTTTGTGGGTTATCAGCAGACCTTACAGCAATAGAGCCCCCGTTAGCTAAATCAATTTGCATATTAGCCAAAGATACTTTTGGTTCTATTTCTCTAGGAAATGATTTTGCACTTGCGGCGATATCACGCCAACCAACTCTAGCAATTGAAAATGTAGGTGCTACCCACCAAGCTCTACCTCCGCGTAAAGCTACTTCCATACATAATTGAACACCAAGTCTTGTTTTGCCGAATCGTCTACCTGCGCAAAGAATTTTCCAACGCGCTTCTGATTCTTTTACTTTTTGTTGACCGCTATGTAAAGAAGGAAGTTTAGGAACATACTTATTCGTCATAGAGTTCCTTATACATCACAATTGGAGTATAAGGACCAACATAAGCAGATATAATATTGTAATCTATGTGTGCAATAGCATTATCAACTGCTTCTTCTTCTGTGCAGTCATCATCTTCCAAAATACCATCTACAACAATATCTAGCATTGTGTAGTAATCGTAAATAGCGATACCTTTAGTTGTAAATCCTAAATATGCTTCTTCAAAATCATCAATGACAATTGCTTCGGGATTAAATTCTTTAAGTTCGTCATATACTTCACTCATTTCATTCTCCATTGTAGTATAAGAAATCCTTTGAGTAGTTCAGTATATTCAAACTTAGAACCAACTTGTTGTCTTCCGTCAAATATATCGTGATGATGTTTACAAAGAATACAAACATTCATTGGGTCATCAGATATATCTCTGTCGCGTCCACCCATACCCTTTGCTCGTAAGTGAGCCATCTCTAGCCATTTTTTGGAATTGCAGTTCGGCCATTCGCATTTATGTTTTGCTCTCTTTAAAGCTTTCTCCCGTAGCTCTGAAAGATTTTTTTTGCCGGTGCCTTCTCTTTTTTTCTGCCCCATACCGGATATACCAGAGTTTGCACTTCTTCTTTTTTTAAACTCCGCCCAAGTTTCATTTTCTGGGTCCCATTGAACTTTACTCATTAGGTGTGCTTGGACTCCTTTTGGATAAGGCTATCCCCGAAAGAATAGCCAGTGATGGGAGGATATCGGTTAGTGGAGCCGACAAATCTATCTTAACACTTAAATCTAAAACCATAGGTTTTATTATAGTCGAATTAATTCCTCTTTGTATAGATAAGCTAAAGAAATCATTCTGTCAATCACATATCGTTCTAATGCTTTTGGATTTAGATTTGGTTGAGTCCAAGTGTCAATCACTTGTTTATTTTTTATGTAAGAAATTTGATTATCGTTGATTTTAAATCTCATTCCATTTTGTATATAATCCAACGACATAGTTTATTTATAATAGCACCCAACCAAAGAAATTATTTTTTGTTGCCCCAACCACAACTCTCTTTTTGTAGATACAGCTAACCCTGTGCGGCCCCGCCCAAACCAAAAATTAAATATGCCGAGGAATGTCCCTATGACGGACGATTATGGTCTGGCTAGTCCACTTAGATAAGTTCTGAACGCTACACTCATTCTGAAAGCCAGTGCGTGTAGTTACTTGTAGTTAGATACACTAGCGAATAAAAAAATTAATGCAAATCGTTTTGTATAAGTTTTTATTTATGATATATTTTCAATATATAGAAATGGTTGTATTGCAATTATTTCCTTTTGACTCAAATACTAGAAGAGACCGGTGTTCTGTTAAAGCCAGCGCCGGTTTTTTCTTTATACTGCTACACACCACACTGCCCTGCATATATGCAAAAAGCTATCTCCTGTTGTGAGGGTGGTCCTATAGAGGAATGCGCAATATAACTAACGCTAGATATAAAGCCTCGCAATATATACTCATAGATACTTCTTACTAGCCTAATAGAACCCGCTCCCCCGCCGCACATACTCCTAAAGAGAACAGCATAGTGTTATAAAACCTAGGGGCCTTGAAAAAAATTTTTTAAAATAGGGTAGGGGAGGGGCTATATCCGTCCCGGGAGGGGAAAAAACTTAAAAATATATATACACACACAAAAATTTGTTGAAAATCAAGTGCCTATGTCAAAACGCAAGGAAATATAGGAAAATTCTGGCGGGAAGGTTAACCATCAGCATATTTGATATCGAACTCCACAGGTTCGTCTGATTCCTCGTTAATTAGGTCTGGGTTACGCTTACCCCACTTAACAGGGTGAGAACGCTCTAGGAACCACGCAGAGGCCTGCCAGACCCCGTTATCGGCCGCTTTACGAATATTCATGATATGAGCACCTTCTGCCTCAGCGCGCGCCTTCTTTACTGCGTTCATAAATTCCACATATTCTGGCCCTTCTTCTTGCTCTGCCTTGGCTATCCAATTGTAGTAGGTAGTTTTACCAATTCCTGCCATAGTACAAGCGTCTTCTATGTAATACCCTAGCTTTAGCCACTTCACAAGTTCTTCCACTCTGGAGTCTTCCAATTTCGACGGACGACCCACAGAGCTAGTAAAGGAATCCAATGAGGAATCCTCCACAGGGGGCGGAAGCTGTTTAGTATGGTCAATATCCATGTATTTATTATACTATAGGGTGCGCAAATCAACTTGCATTGGAATATAGGAAAAATTGTGCGGGAAGCTTAAAATAGATTGATTTTCAATCCAGCGATATTTAGCCTGCCCCTAGTATAAATAGAATACAAGACTCAGCCACCGCCGAAGGCGGTGCAGGCCAGCTTGCTGGCCCGCGGGGCTTGTTTTCTCTTGTTCAAATCTAAAGTAATAGTATAGATGTATAAATATACATCTGAATGTATAAATATACATTTATAAAAGTCTTAACCACTTTTTAAGCTTAAAATAGAGAATTTTTTTTAAGAATGGGAAAAAAATATTAAGCAACCCCATAAACATTGGGGTTTTTAGATAGTTTTTAGATTGAATAATTTTGATTAAGTTTTGATATATGGTACAAATAAGTAATGGCTTTTTGACAACTGAATTCGGGGTTTAGATAAATCTAAAGTGTTACTCGAGATTAATTATGGACAGAAGATATGGGTTGCGACCTAGTCTGCACCGATTATGAAAACGCAAGACCGACCTAAAACCCGAAAAAAGTTTTTAAGCCAATTTTTTACAATCGTAAAAACTATAGAACGAAAGGGGTTAAACAATGTTTAACTTATTAATTAAAAATATATTAGAAACTAACAAAGACAACTTTAAAGAATTGATAGTCTGGGCAGACTGTACGCTCAAAGACAATCACCTAGTTATCACTAGAGTTTTAAAGAAGTCTGGACTTTATCAAGTCTATGTATGCGACAAAAAAGCTAGTACAGATTATTTAAAAGATGTACAGAATAAGGGCAGATTTGATTACGCATTCAGACAATACAATGGACTAAAGAACATTCGTGCAGTCTACGACAGTATCGAATTCGAGAAGACAGGTGAAGTTCAAGTAAGTAAAAACTTTAGCCAATCATTCGGCAGAAGTGCTAATAAATGGGTACAAGTAGCTAACCAAATAACAGGTTACAACGCTTAAATATCTCGGTGGCTATCTTAAAGGGTAGCCACTAGGATATCTAAATGGATATCAATAACGAAAGGAATAACAATGGAAAAACTATGGGAAAACATGGGAAATGAAATTAAGGATATTTGCAACAAAGCAAGTTATTACTTATCAGAAGAAGAACTTACTAACTTAAAGTCTAATCTCTTAGACAATGCACAAGTTGAATTAGAGAAGAAGACAAGACACGAGGCAAAACTAATGAGAGAATTAGTAATCGGTAAGTAATTATCTAACTAGCCATCTTAATCGGTGGCTAGATAGATACTTATTCAAAAGGAATGAGTACGCATAACGAAAGGAAATATAATGAGTAGTTTAAATGTAACTTATTATGGAAAAACAAAAAAACAATTAGCAGACATTAAAAGAGAATTTAGAAACTCTTTAAATGAAAATACCAAATCTATTGGTCATAACAATATGGACATAGATTTTGATAATTGTGAAGTCGATTACCATGTCACAACTCAAGCAGATAATAATTGGGAAAATGATGAAGTAGATATCTGGACAACTTTATTAGAGCCAGATAGATTTGTTCTACAGGTAAGGACTTACAATGAATATTTTGACAAGGATAATATGGTAACTTTCTATATCGATGATGATATTAGGAAACAACTTATAAAATCTTTGCAAGATATTGTAGTTCATAAAGTAGAAAAATAATGGAATACATTGTCCCTATAGTCTTGGTGTTCCTAGCACTAAAGACAGCAGGGGTTAAACTCATAGGATAAAATCAAGCACCTAGCAGAAATGTTAGGTGCTTTTTTTTTGTACCTTTTTTCCAAGCGGGACCAGTGCTCCGCACTGGCTACCGCTACTTTGTAGCGGTCCGGTTTGGATTGATTCACAAGGGTATTGGGCTTGTGAAATATTTCCCAGATTTTTTGATTAAATACTTGGTTTATATTTACATATATGCTTATAATATTTATATACAAACGAAAGGAAATTATGAACTACTTTATAAGCCATACAGGAACAGTAAGAAATGAAAATTCTGACTTTGACGAAAGAATGTTTTTTGAAAAGTCTGGAATGACAACTGTTAAAACAAAATGCGATTGTGACTTTGGTAAAACAATCAGCTTCTATTTTGACGCTGACGAAAAAAGCCATGAACAAATTGCAGAAACTATAGAAAAAGAAATTAAAGCTAAGTTTGATAATAAATTCATGCACTGTGACACATGCGAAGAATATATATTAGACGAAATTAAAAAGGAGTATATCTAATGGCAGAATCAGATTACAGATTTGAAACTGACTCTTGTGCAATTAAAAGCTGTACATGGGTCAGTTATGAACCTAATAACGAAAACGCACTAGACCTTATTACACAAGGTGGATATGGTGACTTTTATGACTACTTTGACGAAAAGCCTGTCTATTTTCGTCTTTGTCATAAACATGCACACCAATTTGCAAATTGGATTAATGACGACAACATTCTTCCAAGATACAACCATACACACACTAAACAAGAAATTGGATATTGGTATGGGCATTTAGGTCAAAGCAGAACATGGTTAGCTTATATTCTTACCTTTTTCTTTTTCTTAATAAAAGACAAAAGTCTTGAATCAGCTAAAGGTAGAATTAAGGCAAAATGGTACTATCACAAAATGTGGAATAGGGAGGACATAAACGACGAATCTACACCTGTTATTAAAAAACAATGGCTTGGTGAATTTTTGTTTGATAATAGAAACAAGTTTTAACGCCTCCTTTCGTGTATAGTGCAGATTAGCCCACTTCGGTGGGCTTTTCTGTATCTGTTATCCAAACGGGACCGGCCGTAGGCCGGATACCCGAACTTGTTCGGGCGCGGGGGTTGTTTCACAAGGTTACAAGATTGTGAAATATTTTTCACAATCAATCCCAGTTTGTGAATGTATAATTATACATTTAATGTATAAAAAAGTGGGAAAAAAAAGCTAACAAATACCATATATATATATGCAAGTATGGTAATGTGGTTATTGAAAGGAAGTTATGAAAGAAACATTTGAAAATCAATTCAAATCTGGTCTTTTAAACATTATTAAAACTAATAATGAATTAGGCGCAGGTCGTTTCGTTTCTCTATTTGCTTTCACTAAAACTAAAAGACATAAAACTATTTATTTAGGTCTTGTTAGTGCTAGTGGTCAAGTTTATAGAACTCATAAAACTTATAACCTTGAAACAGCTTTACAGTATGTTTCCAAAGGTCAATGGTCTTATGTTAGCTATGACAGAAGAGCGAAACAAAATAACACAACTAAACTACCAGTTTAAAGAGTAGAGAAAGGATTAAAAAAGCCCCACTTGAGGTGGGGTTTTTTTTTGTGCCCATTTTCCAATTCGGACCAGCTTCGCTGGATACCCGAACGAGTTCGGGGTCCTGTTTCTGTTTCCCATTTGCAAATTGAAAAATTTCCCAATTTTTTAGTTGCATAGTGTATGCAAATATGTATAATTAAGTATGTACTTATTAAGAAAGGAAAACGAAATGAATAAATACGAAAGAGTTTACAACTGGACAATCAATGAGTTGAACACAACTATTGATACTTATCCAATTGACCAAAACATTAAAGATTGGTTGAAAATGCTTAAAGAGAGCATGGAATACAACCTCTCTAAGGAGATTTAGCAAACCTCCTTTCGTTATAGTTCACGATTACCCTCTACGGAGGGTATTCGTGTTTGTCTTATCCAAACGGGACCCAGCTTCGCTGGATACCCGAACAAGTTCGGGTCCGACTTGCATTGTGTTAAATAAATTTTTTTTAAAATATACTTGCATATATATAAAAAGCTAGTAAGGTAATTACATGAACGAAAGGAAAACTATGAAAATTAGACCAAAAGCAAATTTAGAACGCATGTTCGAGTTAAGAATAAAGTGCGAGGTATGTGAAACGCTATTAGTAAGAGATAACTATGGAACTAAAACCGAAAATCCTAACGAAAATCATTTATTAGGAAACGCTTTCGGTTTAGCTAGATATGGAGTTTTCTGTAATAGTTGCTCGGAACAAGCAGTTGAGATACTTAAACAGAGAGGAGAATGGTAAAATCCAAAATCTTTAAGCCCTCTTCGGAGGGCTTTTTTTTTATCCAAATTGGACCAGCCGTAGGCTGGATACCCGAGCTCGCTCGGGGGCGGGGCTTGGTTTGTGAGTAAGTATATTTGCATATATATTTATTCCTGTTATTCTTGTAGTAGAAAGGAGTTTAATATTTTTATGTCAATCAAGGAAGGGGGTGATATTTCTTGCAACCTATAAATTGGGATTTTGTCTGCGTTCTAGTGCGTTCTCGTTATTTCGTTAATGATGTTAAATCATTTTATCGTAGAGGTAATCTAGAGAATTTGCTATGGAATGGTGCTGATGTTCTTAGAGATTTTGTAAGCGTTAAAAAAAGCTATGAAAATAATTTTCGTGATGTCTACAAGTCTGTAATGTACGCAAAAGATTTAATTAAAATGAATGACTTTAATGTTATTTATTCTAAATCTAATCGTTATCAATCTGTAGCTAATAGAACTCGTTCATATCCTCGTCCAACAGCTAATGATGTTTATGTGCGTGATTTTCGTTTAGAAGATGAAGAGGCATATAGGCGTTCTGTCTGTTGTTTGCCATACGATTGTATGTGCTACGAGGCGTATGATGGTTTCGGTCAAATCTGGCGTAAGGCTGAAGATGTTCATTGTTTTCATCTTGAAGTTAGATATCTCATAGATAACTATGAAGATTTCGTGTGTCCAGATTGTGGTGCTACTGAGGACTAGTCTTTAGGATTTCTGATTAAGTTTCGGAGTGTGGTTAGCTTGGCAACAGAAATAACCAACCCCCCACTAAGGGGGTTTTTTTTATACCTTTTTTCCAAAGAGGACCGGGCGGAGCCCGGATACCCGAGCTGGCTCGGGGGCCGGATTTGTATTTGTATAATTATACATTGTGTGCATAAAAAATTTCCCAGTTTTTTTGGAGATTTTAAAAAAAAATGCTAGGATATTCAGACAACTGAATATCAGTTGCCCTCGGGCAACGAAAGGAGAAACACATGGTTATGACAAGAAAAGACTATAAAATAATCGCTGATTGCTTGAATAATGAAGCTGAATCAGTTTATAGCTATGACTCTAACGATAATATGAGTAGATGGCTTAAAGTTAACGAAGTTAGGAGCCTTAGAGATAGATTGGCTTGGGAGCTTAGTAAAACCAACCCAAATTACAATAAGGATAAATTCTTTAAGGCAACTTCTAGAGTTGATGAATTAGAAAGAAAATTATTTAACGAAGAAGATTAAAAACCTTAAAAGAAGAACAGGGGGCGAAAGCCCCCTTTTTTTTGTACTCCTTTTCCAAGCTGGACCCGGCCAGAGGCCGGATACCCGAGCTAGCTCGGGCGCCGGATTTGTATTGCATATTTATACATTGTGTCAAATAAATTTTTCCAGTTTTTTTGTAGATATATATTTTTAGTTTGTTATACTTAGATTATGAAAAAATATTATAAAAAACAAACAATTAGGGAGTTTTTGTGGTTTTATACTACACGCGAAAAAAGAGATTTTATTTTTGGTCGTGCGTTAAAAATTTCAGAAAAATTTTCTAATAAAAAAATATCGTTATTAGTGCTTAATGTAGTTTATACATGGGGTAGTTATATTACTCTTGGTCTTTACTTTGTAAAGTCTATTATTCGTGGGAGGTATTTTCGCGTTAAGTGGGCTTTAAAAAAATACTGGGATAAATTTGTTTATTTTATAAACTCACGCCCTCAAATGCTTCGTTTATTCTTAGCTATCTATGGCTACACTCAAAATTCCGATAGGACTTTTAAAGATAACTTTGAAAGAGCTATGAAAAAATTTAAGGAATTGAGAAAGTTGGGAATTTGGAACCTTAGAGATTATGAAGGTTTTCTTGACGCAGAGTACGCACGAGAAATGGAACAGGAAAGACGCATTGATTGGGGTCCCGATATGTATCGGTAGATTTAGAGGGGGCGAAAGCCCCCTTTTTTTTTGTACCATTTTTCCAAGGAGGACCGGCCGGAGGCCGGATGTCCGGCGCTTGCGCCGGGCCGGAATTGGATTGGTTGCACAAGCTATTAGCGATTGTGAAAATATCCCAATTTTTTATGTATAAATATACATTGCATGTATAAAAAATAATCTAAATATATTTGCATAAAAAATTAAATCTATTAAGGTTACCTTATAAGAAATACCGAATAGGAGAAAAAAATGACACAACC